CAAATCCCAGTTGTAGTCGTTGGGGAAACTTGTGTTCGTAACGCCTCCAGACCCCGATGCGGTGGCGTAATCGGATTGAACAATTGTCCCGCCCGTTGTGGCTGTGGCGGCTACATCAAACTCGACGTTGGAGTCTGACGGCACTGTGGCCGCCCAAGTCGCTCCGGTTAGCGTCGGGTTTTTAATCAGAGCAACCTCGTAGTTCTGACTGGTCGTCGGCAGAACCTGCACCCGGTTTGGCAGCACCACCGCACCCGTTCGCCCAGAGGCCAGACGGATGGACACCAAGGGGAGGAAGGTCGTCCCGATGGTTCCCAAGATTGTGGTGCGACGCGCCACATGGTCAATTGAGGTCTGCTCAAACCCGCCCTCGGACACCACCGAACAGCAGATTGCCTTCATGGACGCCGCCAACGCCGACGATGTGCTGATCTCGTACCGCACCGGCAGGATCGCGGTGGTCATGTAGACGTTCGTGATCTCGTTGGCATTGTTGAAGGTGTGGCAGACAATGTACTCACCATTGATGATGAAGCCGCACCGGATTGATCCGACCCCCAACCACTCAAAGTCCATCCACAGAATCTGGGCCTTGGATGGGTCAAGGGTATACCCTGATGCCCCGGTGCCGTCCAACTTGTCGCCGTTCCAGTCAGCCTGGTTCACGGTCCGGGCGTCGGACACGGAGCCGGTCACATAGGAGCGCAGGACAAAGGAGTAGGTGCCGTCCACCCGCTGGAAGAACACTCCGTTCTGGGCGTTGTAGTAGCCCACCCTCTGGGTCAGGTTCAGGCTCTGGCTGCTGTCCATCACAAAGGTGGCCAGGACAAGCAACCCCTTACCCGGCTGATACGGGAACGAGCGGTAGGACTGCCGAAGCACCGATCCGACCCCGGCCCCGGTGACCTCCATCTTGACCGCAGCCTCGTTGGACAGGAACGATGTCGTGCCCGTTCCGGTCGTTGAAACATCGAATTGATTGTCTGCGGCGTAGCGGTTTTGGCTGTCAAACAGCGTGTAGGGTTGGCTGACCCGCAACCGCCCGAAGGCGTCCGTATTGGTGCCGCCGATGGAAATGGGAATGGGGGATTCTGTAGCCACGATTCGCCTCAGTATTGCGTCCAGCCGGTTGAAATACAGGCGCAGGACATTGTTGAGTTGCTCGTGATAGCGTGACTCATAGTCCCGTGGGGCCAGCGGAAGGTTTGGCGGCGAAGGGACGATTCCATTTTCAATAAGAAGCGCCATCTAGCGCCTCCCATCAGGACGAATATCGATTCGGGGAGCGCCCAACTGCCACGCAGTATCAAGTTGATTGGAATTGATCTTAAAAATCATCTGCCGGCCGCGCACTCGGGTGTAAATCTGCCCCGTGAATTCTTCCGTGATGACGTAGGTATTGCCCTTGACGACATCCTGATTGGCGCTGCCAATAACACCAGAGCCCGAGTTATACAGCCCGTACAGCGTCATATTGACGGTTGGCGAGGCAGCGGTGGAATTACCAAAAGTCAAATCCGGCAATACCCGCCACACAAACCCAAAATTGTGTCCGTCACCAATATCAAACTCAGAAGATGAGATGTAAGCGGCAATTGGCGCAGGTGTTCCAGTTTCATTGTCGTTGAGCCCACTCTCGTGATAAACGATGTTGTTGCTGTAGGTGGCCGCCATCGGGTAATCCCGTAGCGCCGAATCAAGCCACGCGGTGCGAGCCAGGGTGCCGTAGTACCAGACGTTCTCAAGGTAGTTGAAGACTACATAGCGGTTAATCGTGCTGGAGTTGGCGGAGCAGTAAAACCACCAGACCTCGTTAAAACCCTCGTTGGTGCCCGCAAACACCTGCTGCTGTTCTGCCTTGTTGAAATCGTTGAAGACATACCGGCGCAGGTCACAATTAAGCGTTTGCACCCGGCCATCGTAAGCGTAAAACTTGTCGATGCCCATCCAATAAATTACGCCAGAAGCAAGAGCAGCGGAATTTTGGCTGACGATGGAAATATTGTCGCCAAGCAGTTGCGCGCCCCATACCAACGGGGGCTCCAGATACTGCAGTGAATAAAGAGCCGAATCAGTGAAAACGACAATTTCTTGTCGTGCTTGAATGGCGGTAACAACTTCCGAACCATGCGACAAACGCAAACTGCCCGCCTGGTTGGTTGCAGTTGGGGTCCAATTTAATGCATCTTCTTGATCCGACCAACGGATAAGCATTGGGTCTTGGACTGCACTGCCAACGTCATTACAGCCAAATGCAAAAACAAATCGGCTGATATCAGACACAAATACATAGTTTTGCACCGTGGGCACATCAGACGCCCCCACCGCTGTGGCCAGGTTATACCCTCGCGTATTCAAGCCAGTGGTGGCGTCCCAGTAATAAATGCCGCCGCCCCGCGGCCCAAAGACCAAATCTTCGCCCCAGTTGCTCTGACTCCAAACCCGCAGTTGTGTGTTGGTTGAACCTCCAACGCCCCAAGTGCCGGAGCTCCATGTCCCCGCGCCCCATCCATAAAAAGGCACGACCGCCGCAGGGCCAGTATTGATCTGATACGCCGCAACGACCGCAGCGCCGCCACCCGGAGAGCCTGCAATCGCCGTGGCGTTGGGTGTTACAGACAGTTGAATGGTGTAGGTGTTGGCGTCAATGACGGTGACCTGAAACTCTTGGTTCAGCACTGCCGCAGTGACGTTTGTGCCGCCACCACCAATGTCCACGGCCCCGCTGAAAGTGACGTAATCTCCAGTCAAGCACCCATGTGCTGTATCAGTCACCGTGACCGTTGTAGATGCAGTCAGCGCAAACGGATTGTTGTTGATTGTGACCGTGGAGCGAAGCGGGGTGATGTCGTAGTAGGCGTTGTTGCCAAGGCGCTGAATGTAGTATTTCAGGTTGGTTCCAACCGCCAACAGATTCACACTCCCAAGAGTCGTCCAGTTCCACAAAGACCGGCAGACGCCCAAAAAAGTATCCGGGGACACGCGCTCCCAGCCCCCGATGATCTCTGGATTGCCTTGGCGGAAACGAATTTTGTCGCACTCGTACCACCCGCCCTCGGTCGTGTACCGCGTGTTTTCGCGGTTGACCCCGGGTTTGAAGGCAATTTTTTGAAGCGGCATGACCGTATTCTCGTGTTAAGACAAGAAAAGGGCAATCTCGGCTTCCCGACGCTTGACCAGGCCTGGCAGCACTTTGCCGGCCGCGGTGACATGGTTCCTGAAGGCTTCCGCCGCACTTTCCCATTCGCCCCGGTTGGCCCTCATCCTGATCTGGCTGCGCTGCAAGCCGCCTAGCCCACAGTTATAGGAAAAAGATACCAAAGCGTCAAAGCGGCCTTGATGCCCAGCCACACCGGGAACAAGTCGAAGAACACCACGTTCAAAAGTTGCGACATCAGCGAGGAATAGTTCGTCAATCTCGGTCTTGGTCCAGACACGGTTGTCCTCCGGCTTGAGCGGCATTTCTTTGCGGATCATCCCTTCGTAGCCGTCCTTGCGGACTGCCGGGAGACTGATCTGGCTTTGGTACAGGACATGCCCGTAGCCAATCGTCCAGATGAAAGCAGGGCAAAGGTACGGCTTGGAGCGGAACCCCTCCCACCGATGCATCAGAGCCTCGCCCTGCTTGCTGAGTTTCACTTCTTACTCCACTGGCGGCTTCCGAACCAGAATCCGATGATCCCGCCAAGCATGGCCATCTCGTCGTCCGAGAAGATCAGGGACGAATACTTCAAGACATCGTCGATGTTCTGAATTAGCCCAGGTTGGTTCCACAAGTAAAACGCCATGAAGGCATTGATGGCAACCAATTCAAAGACGAAGATGTAGGTCACGGTTGGGCGCACAGTCCCGACATAGGACGCCACCCACTTGGATGCCTTGTCCAACACCTTTTGATCGTGCGCCAGAGCAGCCTCGGTCATCCGGGCGTCCGTCTCCATAGCCACCTGCTCAGACCGAATCTCCTCAATCCGCTCCTGGGCCGCAAACCCTTGGGCAGCAAGAGCAAGTTCGCGCTCCATCTGCATTTGCATCAGACGCAACTCATGGGCTTGGTCGGCTTTGTTCTGGAAGAAGTCGAGGAGTTTGGGCAGACCGCTGATGAGCAGACCGCCAAGGGTTGAGAAGAGTGACAGCATTATTTGCCTCCTTTTGACAGACGCTCGCGCTCCTCAAGGAGCCTGACTTTGACCTGTAGTTCATTGATGTGCGTCATCAACTGCTCTTTGAGAATGGCTCGGCGCTCTGCCGAGACTGGGCTGTCGGTCGGCACCCCCTCTTTCGTGATCAGCGCGGGCATCTGCCCTTCAATCCGGGTCAGCCGGTCAGAGAAGGACGACACCTGCCCGAGCAGCCACGCCAGAGCCGCTACCACGATGGGGATGACGGCTTTGAGGACATCTGCCCACCCCATGATTACTCCCTGTTGGCGGTGACGGTGTCGTCACCCTTGGTTACCGTGACCTTGTCGCCCTGAACCGTGACCCGCATGGGTTGCTCTGGCTTGTCGAGCCGATCCAACTTGTCGATCAGGCTCTTGATGACCACAAACTCGGGCTTCTCTTCCTTCACACTGGCCCCGGCAATACCGTTGAGCATGGAGATCAGAGCGGTCAGCGCAGCACCGAGAAGACCCATCACGGCAGCAATCTTCTCGTTCTCAAGGACGATGGAAGCGCCCACCCCAATCACCACGATGGCGGTGATGTAGGCCAGTCCGTGCTTGCCGATGGCTTTGCCCGCCACATCCTTGGCGGTGCTGTTGGCTTCAAGGCGGTTGAGTTCCGCCTTGGCTTGCTCCCGCAGCAGGGCAATCTTTTGATTCAACCCGGCGTCCATCTTTTACTCCGGCTGTGTGGGCCAAGTCACATTCGTCGGGAAGTCCGCCTGCTGTGGCACATCCCGAAGGGCTTGGCAGTAATCCTTCCACGCCTGAGACGGGTTCAGATCGCTGCGAAAGCGCCAGTCGGTAACGGAGAGTAGAGCATCGCGCTTTTGCCTAATTTCAGCCGCCAGCACAGCATTCACAACGTCCGGGTTTTCTTGCGCTTCCCGATACATGCCCGGGTAGTGCTCGTCCACAAACGCCTGGTCAGCAACGATGGTGTTGACGACCTCGCCTGCATCATTGAGGATTTCGTATTTCATGTTGCTCACCATTGAACGATTACAAGACCGTCACCGCCTGCGCCAGATATTGCGTTTTGCCCCGCATTGTTTGATGTGACTGCGCCACCGCCGCCCGCGCCTCGACCCCCTGCACCGCCAGTCGCGGCAGTTGAACTTGAAGCCGCGCCGCCACCACCGAAAACCCCCCCTGCGGCCCCTGTCGAGCTTGAACTTGAGCCACCACCCGCACCGGCAGCGGTTGCAGCAGGGCCGCTAGCCTGACCCGCAGTCGGCCCAGACGCGGTACCGGCAGTGTTTGATACTCCGCCAACACCATTTACAACCACAAGCAAAGAAGGAACAAAAGCATCAATTGTTGGGGATGCGGCTGCTCCTCCAGCCGTGGAGTTGTCAGCAGAAGCGGCTCCAGAACCCCCACCACCGCTTACCGCCGTTGCGCTTGTGCAATCCCCTGATTTAGCACCAACCCCCGCACCTCCGCTTGCCCCTGCGGTGGACGAACTAACCGCCCCGGAGGAGTAGCCTGTTCCCAGCCAACCAACCGCACCGCCGCCTGACGCATCACGGGCGCTCACGGTTCCAGTGCTGGCTCCTGCACCGCCACCGTTGATGTTGATGTCACCGCCCGAGGCGGTTCCACCAGTAGCCGCCGAAGCAGAGCCGCCAGCAGTAGCATTTCCTGCGCCGCCGCCGTTTGCAGTAACTGTGGTGATGCCCGAACCTGAGAACGAACTGCTCCCCCCGGCGTTTCCAGCAGTTGCCCCCGTAGTAGAACGTGTGATTGCCGTCCCGCCCGCTCCAATTGTTACCGTGTAGGAAACACCGCTTGTCAAGGTCAAGGTCTTAATGACCATCGCGCCCGCACCGCCGCCCGTGGCATTTAAAGGTGTGGTTGCTTTGGCTGCGCCCCCAGAGCCACCTCCCCCGATGACCGTGACGGTATACGTTCCAGTAAACGGCGCGACGAATGTTCCGCTTGCAAGGAACAACTGCCCCTTGGTGTACCCGCTTCCACTTGAGGACGCAATCGTAATTGACCCAGAACCATTAGTAATCGACACACCGGAACCAGCGGTCAGCGTCGCCTTGGTCAACGTGTTGCCGGTGGTATTGCCGATCAGCAGTTGCCCATCCGTGTAGGAGGTCTGCCCGGTTCCGCCGCTGGCTACAGCCAGGGTAGCCGTAGACGCTACTTTTACAAAATCGCTGCCATTCCAGACGATAAATGCCTTTTCACCAGACACCATCGTCACGCCCGTCGTAGGTCCAGAACCTACCACCTTGACGCTTTGCGAAGTGGACGTAGCGTTGATGACGATGTATGCCTTGCTCGTTGCCGGGGCGGTGATCGTCAGCAGGCTTGCCGGGTTACCGGTGCAGTTGATGATCGCGTACTGGGCTGAACCCGTGGCTCCAGACCCGGCTTGGCTCAGGGCCGATCCCGTTGTGGTGGACAGGGTTACCGCAGTCTGGCTTCCGCTGATGGTCTGAGCACCCGCCACGGATGCGTCCACATACTTGGTGATGTAGTCGTTGACCACATCGCCCCACTGGCCATTGAGTTCCCCGGTTGCCGGAAGGGCAAACCCAAGGAGGGAGGTATAGGTGGTTGGCATTCAATGCTCCTATGACGTAGGAATAACCGTCCAGTTTGCCGATTGCGTATCGGTGACCTGCGTCCATCCGGCGGTTTGCGGGTTGTTTATATTTTGCCAATTGGCAGTCTGCGTGTCATCAATAATTTCCCACAGCGGTCGCCCGATGATGGTGTCTGCCCCCGTGGCCAATTCGTTGATTGCCGCAAAGAACTGCGCTTCTGCCGTAACTGTCTCAGCGCCTGTGGCGGATTCAGAAATGACAGGGTTTGATTCAAGGGAGGCAGACACCTGCTCCGCGCCCGATGCCGTCTCAGACACCGAAGCGCCAACCTCAATCTGCCCGCTGACCGTATCCGCCCCGGTAGCCGTCTCATCTACAACGCTGTAGAACGCAAACGCCGCAGCCGTCGTATCTGCCCCGGACGCCGTTTCGCTGATGTTTGAGTTCGGGTTGAACAGCGCCAGGATGGCATCCAGACCCGTAGCCGTCTCGCTGACCGCTGCCCCATACTCAGGGTTTGCACTAGTTGCATCAGACCCGGACGCCGTATTGTTGACGGCACTGTTGAGTTCCGCAGAGGCAGAAACCGCATCTGATCCGGTAGCAGTCTCCGCTACGGATGCCCCAGGTTTGAACAGGGCGGAGATGGAATCAGCACCACTGGCCGTCTCAGACACCGCCGCCGCAGGCTTGAACAGCGCAGAGATAGAGTCTGCGCCTGTCGCCGTCTCCGCTACGGCGGCTTCTGGCTTGAACAGGGCGGAGATTGAATCAGCGCCTGTAGCGGACTCAAGCACAACGCACTCAATTGCCCCGGCTCCAATGTCTGCCGAGATCGAGTCAGCGCCGGTTGAGGATTCACCAATGCTGCGGTCATAGACCGACATCCCCCACCCGGCTTGACCCCAGGTGCCGGAACTCCACCCGCCTTCACCCGCCGTGGATGCCGGAGCGCCTGTGGCACCGAATGCTGCCCCTGCAAATGGAGCAATTCCAAACACGGTTTAGGCCCACCCACCGATATTGGTGTTGCTGCCAGAAGCCCCGATTGGGTAGAAGGTGCAATAGGAACCGATCTGGGTGGTGTAGGCA